TGTATTTTGACGCGATCATGACCGCGCTGTGGCCGTCGGGGATTATGCCGCCTTTACCGAGGATGAAGTCGTGTAGGTGTTGCTGGTCTCCTAATGCTGCTCCCGTGGTGGCTGTGACGATTGACTCGGTTCCGGTGGCGTCCCATTCTTGGCTGAATACCACAGACCCGCGGCGGTCAGGAGCCGCCGCAGGTTGTGGTGTGTTCAGCAGGTCTTCAAGCATCCGGGCGCGAGTCCAGAAGTAAACGGTCAAGGATGGCCTGGACGCCTTTGAGCTGCGTGATCATGCTGTCGATGGTGTCGATAATTTCGTCATGGTTTTCCATGTAATTCCCTTTCGCAGTGTTGACATTCTCGTGCTCGATGTGAGCGTATGGATGATTCTGCTGATGGACAGCCTATGCTCTTGAGCACTTTAAATATGTGCCTTGTGGGTAGCTCTGGGTTTCCCATCGCTTTGACGACTGCTTGATAGTCGTCTTCTTTGAGCGATAGTAGCCAGGGTCCGAACTTGCAGACGCGACCGTTTTCGGGTGGGACGTCTGCTAGTTGTGCGGCGAGGTCGCGGTTCACAGGTTGACCACAATCAGGACCGAGATTGTTGTGCCGATTGCCCAGGCGATGATTCCGATTAGGTATCGGTGTTGGAAGGCCCGGCGTCGGTACATTCTCATCTTGTACGAGGTGGCCATTAGAAGGGAGCCGGTCCGTCGTTGGCTGGCTGGTCCCATGACCCGGAGACGTCTGGGGACGCTTCGCTGGCCGCTTTGAGGACTTTGACCTGTGACTTGTTTATGTTGAGGTCGACGTAACGGTTCCCTTGTGGTGTGAGCCAGTCTGTGCCGTCCTGGTTCTTCGCAATTTTTGCGCTGTGTTCGCCGATTACTTCGACTGTGGATCCGAAGGCTGGGATGGTGTTGACTTGCCACACCTTCCACTTCTTCTCGATGATGTATTCGCTGGTTTTGATGGACTCGATAAGTACGAATCCATTATTTCCCAGCGGTTTGTCAACTGTGCCTTCTACTTTGACTGTTGCCATGTTGCTGCTCCTTTTTTCTTCCAGCGCAGTTTACGCGCTTTGGCTTGTGCGGCCTTCCGCCGGTGCGTGGGCCATTCGATTCTGATGGTGTTGTTCTTGCTCACCTTACTTCTCCGTACCGACGTCCGTATTCGACGACTTCTTGATAGTTGTGGTTTCCGAGGTTGCTGGTTGCTGCCAGGTATTCGGCGAGGTGTCCGAATCCGAGGATGTGTCCCCGGACGTATTCGCGGACGAGATGCTCTCGATCACCGTCGTTGATGACGTTGACCTTTTGCAGCTCGTTGAGTAGGTGCTTCATCGCTCCTACTAGCTTCGGGTTTTTTTCGTTCACTGTGGATCCTTTCTCCATTCGTGGTGTTGCCAATAGTAACAGGTTGCGCATTGGATTACGACTTCGCTGTGTTCTTGGCACTTTGGCGCGTCGCGGGCCTTCGGCCTGGCGGCGTCGCCGGTTTCCTCTGTTGATATTTCTAGTGAGGGGTCCGACGCTCGGGCGGAGCCCGCGCCGGCCCCGAACGTATTTGTTGTTATTTGTTCCTTATCTATTCGGCGGACATGGGTGTCCGCCCTTTGGTGTTCCATATGTCCGCCCTTTGTGTCGTAAATGTCCTCCCCCCCCCGGACATGGGTGTCCGCCCCTGACAGGTCAATAACGTACTTATTTGTCCCTTTGAGACCCGCCTGGCGCACAGTTTTTAGGACGCCTTGTATCTCGAGCTCGCGGATAATTCGGCGCGTGTGCCGGACGGACGCACCCGCTTTTATTGCGATCGTGGTGACGCTCGGCCAGGCGGCGTTACCTTTGGTGTCGTTCACATAATCCGCCAGGATCACCAAGACAAGTTTGTGCATACCGTCGACCCGCTCGGAAGAGATAACGCTTTTGACTAGGCGGAAGCTCATGCGGCCGAGCTCGGAAACAGGTTCTCAAAGGTTACACAGGCCTGGCATATCTCGAGCAGGCTGTCATTGTGCTCTTCGATGTGCTGTGCATTGAGCAGGTCGATAATGCGTAGTCGCTCGGCCTTGACGCCCATGAGGTAATACGGGTGAGCTGCGAAGTGTTGTAGTCGGTCGTCCATCGTTCTCCTAAATGGAATCCCGCCGGAGACCTAGCCATCTCCGGCGGGAAGTTTATAGGGTGAGGCTAGTCACTCGTATCATAGTCCAGCTGGTGACGGACTATCACGATTGTTTGTAGATTTTCACCTGGGTATTTTGACGCGGTTAGTTTGTAGACCTGGTGATCGCCGGACATAAATGCCCGGCCACGTTGCAGACCGTCTAGGACGCTCTTTGCCAGGTTGTCGACGTCTTGCTTACCGTGGCGGTCGGTTGCGAAGTAACAGAAGACCTCGAGGTTGCCTTCGAGCTCTGTGGCCCCATACTTCTCGTACCAGGCGTTAGCCACCGTTATTTCGTAATCGACTGTTGTCTTCGGTGTGTAGACGCCACCGTTACGCGCCATGCGCGGCCTGCCCTTCGGGACTGGTCGACCTGGCACTGTAATCGAGTAGTGTTTATCCACCTAGCTCTTTTTTGCGGGCCGTAAACTTGTCGATTAGTTTCGTAGCGTCGCCGGAATCGGTCGCTCGAGACCAGAGATCCGTAAGCTCTGCAAGGCTTGACGCGCTTTGTACCTGTTCTGCAGTCACTTGTGCGGCTTTTGTTGCCCTCTGCACCTTTGCCATCTCTTCTCTCGACGGACGCTTACCCTTTGGGGAGAAGGCTCCACCGAGCAGGCTAATGCTGCGGCCCGTCGCTGACGTCGTGCAGTTTTCGACCCACGACGTTTTATTGACCGGACTAGCGTCTTTTACCTCATGGGCCAAGTCGACACAGGTCGGAAGAGTGTCGTCTGCTTTTAGGTAGATAGAACATTCGACGATAATGCTGGTCTCGTCGATGTGAATCATTCTGTTGACGATACGCGACTCGGGATAAGTCGCTTTCAGAAGGTCGATACGCTCCTGGACTGTCTGATAATCCGCGAGATTAAAATGTGCCATTATGTTCTCCTAGTAATGGGTCGGCCGGAACAGTTGCTCGGCTTCTTTGTAGTGGTTGTAATCGGTGGCGAATCGCTCGGCGACCTTGACCAGCTCGTCGATCATAAAGTCGTCGCGCTGGATAATAAGAATCTTTGGTTCCATCCACGCAGGTGTAAACTCTCCCGTTTCCTGGATTGCGTCGCGCAACAGCCAGGCGAATACGCAGCTCGTCGCGCCAGTAACGTACATCTGCCATTGAACCTGCCGGCGGTACTGAATCGGTATGTCGGCGGGGATTACACCACGCTCGAGACCTTTATCCCAGTCCGTCCCGGTCGTCTTCACTTCTGCAATAACAGACCAGTCAGGATTAAGACCGTCTGGTGTGGCCAGGTGACGCTCTTGCTCTTCTGCCCGGATAAGCCAGTCGTTATGTTCTATCTCGTGCTCCGGTGGAATTGACTGCACGATCCACTGTTCCCAGTCACGACCGAAGCGCATATACGCATTATCTTCGACGATGTGGTCTTCCGGGTGCAAAGCCTTAGTGAGCTCCGCGTTATATCCACCCGGTCCCGACGCCGCCTTAGCGACAGTTGTGGCACTGACGCCGTACTCTCGGGCCTTGTACCATTCGTCAGTCCCCGACCTCGCCACCCTTCTTTCCAGATTCACTTATCATCCTTTCCGCGATGAGTAACTGCTTTGCCGTAAATACTGCCACAGAGCTAAGACGTGATACGCGCTCATAGTTGGAATCGCGCTTAAGGTTACGCTCGAGCTCGTAAATATAGTCCCGATGGTCGTCCCAGGCTGCGGAGACCATCTCTCGGCGAATCTGCTCGAGCTCGGCTTTGACGATGTGGACCGGCGGGTGTATTTCATCTGCTGGCATTGAGCGGGAGCAGGCCGGACACTGCTTATCGAGTTTCGGCATACCACAGCAGTGCGAAACCGATCGCGGCGATAAGCATGGTGACAAGATTGGCGGGTTGGATAAACCACATAACGAGACCGAGGAAGGTGGTTGTGCGGCCGAGGTTCCAGGCTTGTTGCTTTGACATAGGGTGCTCCTTTGCTAGTAGGTGGTCACACTGTAGCAGAAGAGTGGGCCAGGTGTGTCCCTATTACACACCTGGCCCTGCCGAATAGGTAGAAAGGAGAAAGACCCTATTCGGCGGCGTCGACCGGAGCGGGCGGAAGCTCGACGGTTTTCGCGGATTTTACAGCTGGACCTTTTGGCTTGCGAGGTCCGTCGATAACCTTTTCAGGATCGACACACTTGCCTGCTTTGTTTCGGATTGAGAAGTGAAGGTGCGGGCCTGTGCTGCGGCCTGTGTTTCCCGACCTGGCAATAAGTTTCCCCGCTTTGACTCGTCGACCGACGCCGACAAGAATCCGTGACAGGTGCAAGTAGTACGACTTCTGTCCGTCCGGGTGGCGAATAACGATGTTGATTCCGCTGGCACTGTTGTCAAGGTGTGACACTGACAGGATCATGCCGTCAGCAGTTGCGTAGACACTGTCCCCAGTTTTGCAGGCGTAATCGACGCCGGGAAGGTTTGAGTGTCTTTTGATGTGGTCGGCGAAGTCGTCGCGGATAACTCGGGTGTTGCAAGGTCGACGGTAATCCAGTTTCATAGTTAGGCTCCTGTGTTTGCGATTATTAGCGATACCAGTACCGAAGCGATACCGGACAGGCCTGCGAATCCCCACACCTTCATCTCAAGGTTGCGAATCCGAAGCTCGTGGTCGTCGAGCTGTTTCGGGTGGTCGCCCATTCGCAGCTCGAGCTCGATTAGTTTGTCGTAGATCCGTTCTAACGTGACTACTACACCGTCACTCGTCATCGCCGGATTGAATCTGTGTGTTGGCGGCTGGCATGATGTTGAGGATTGCGGTGGCCAGGCCGAGCCAGAGAGCCATCTCGTCGGCCGTTATGAGACCGTAACCTGTTGCCAGGGTTCCGATTGCAATAAGAATCCGGTAGGTGTATGCGCGGGCGGTTTGATTCATAGTTATACCTTTTCGAGATAGTAGTCGATCATGTATCGCTCGGCGTCGATGTTGCCATCTATGCCGACGACTCGGTGTGTAGTTGTTGTGCCGTCGAAGATTACGCTGATTGTGGACCCGACGTAGATCGCGGAGACCGAAGCTAGGTCTTCTTGTGCGTTCCATCGGATCCGGGTGACTCGGTTGCTGGTTGTGGAATATCGGGACAGGTAGGTGGTTACTGTGTCGTCGAGGTTGTTTGTGACTTTAAATGTTGGAGATAATCCGAGCTCACCGGTCCAGAGATACTGAAAGGATGTGTCGCTCGGTGTATCACCGTCGAAGTAGGTTACACCGGTCGCCGACGCTGATTTACGCATTACCGCACCGTCTAACCAGAGTTGGTCTCCCGCAGAGTATGATCCGCTTGCCCTATCAAACTCTAGTCCGACTATGGCGCGTTCTGCGTTCGCTGGGGCCGCACCCGTCACAGTTGCCAGATACCATTCGTGGCGGTTTGTAACTGACACTCGGGTTCCGGTTGCAGTCGAAATCACGCCACCCGCGTCGTTCTGCCATTCGATAAAGGCGCGAACTCGGACGTTGGCGTAGGTGACGTGTCGAGCACCCGCAGCCTGGAACATATAGTTAGTGCCGGCCACAATGGGAATACCGTCAGCTTCAGACCCGGAATAACGGAAGCTTGGTGTGTTTGCCGTCGCTGACAATCGGTAACGGAGAGCCCATTCACCATGATACGAAGCGAAGGGAACACTGTTCTCGGCAGGTTTGCGGCGAGCCATACGATTTGCACCGGTAGACCATCCATCGTCGCCGTATTCGAGCGACGGATTACCGACCAGGTTTAGATCCTGCACGATTCCAGCAAGGTTAGTTTGTATCTCTGTGGCCCGGTTGCCGTAGGTTGTTATCGAGGTGGCGTCTGAACCTATCCAATTAGTCTC